AGCGGGATCGACATTTTGTGCGGGTTAGAATGTCAATTAGGGGCAAACCCCTATGGCCTGTGCAAGTTTTTGCCAGTAACTGAATGTAGCTTCAATGTGACACTGGCTGTCAACGAAAGGAAAGAAGATGCCTGGTCCGGTACCTAAGCGTCCCGAAGAGCGCGTGCGCCGTCATGAGGACGTCGTACCTACAGATAAGGTAGAGGCGTTCGGGGAAGTAATTGTCCCACCGCTCAATCTACCGTTTGACCCTCACCCAATGGTGGTCGATTTCTACGACGGGCTAATTAACAGTGCTCAGGCTACGCTTTACGAGCCGAGTGACTGGGAGTATGCGCGCGTCGTATGTTTCATGCTGCAAACACTCGTGACCTCTAACAAGCCATCCTCTGAAATGTACAAGGCATGGCAGACTGCAACAAGTAATCTTCTCGTTACAGAGGGTGATCGCCGCCGTCTTCGCATTGAGATTGCACGCAAGGCCGTCACTGACAAGGTCGACGATGCCAGCGAGGCTCTCATTTTGCAGTTCAAGGAGCGCATGGAGGGTGCGATCAAGTCACGCGCTGAGGCATGAGTTGGAACACCTCGAATCGCCGTTCCCGACTTCCTGCTGATTGGTTCACGGCAATCAGGCCACACATCCTGGCCCGTGATCCAATCTGCAAACTACGCTACCACGGTTGCACGAGGAAGTCAACCCAGGTCGACCATATTCGACGTGGCGATGATCATAGTTATCAGAACTTACAAGGTGTGTGCGCGCATTGCCACGCCATCAAAAGCGCTCGTGAAGGGCGCCAGGCACAGTTGACCAGGAGTCAGCGCCGACTACGCCCCCAGGAGAGGCATCCCCGTGACGGACTCATTGCGTCTCGCCCCGACGAGCGAAGTAACACAAACGACCCTACCTGACGGTCTTCCTGACAAGACGTTGGGTTGGTACATTTTGGCGTGGGCATTTAAGTTCCTACGTCAGCCTGACGGCCCTGACGCTGGTGAGCCATTTTTGTTCACAGACGAACAGATGCGTCTCATCCTATGGTGGTACGCGATTGACGACAAGGGTCGTTTCCTATTCAACAGTGGTGTGATTAGGCGTATGAAGGGCTGGGGTAAGGACCCCCTTGCCGCCGCCATGTGTCTTATCGAGCTGTGCGCTCCCACTGCCTTCTCTCATTGGGACAAGGACGGGAACCCTGTCGGTAAGCCTCAGCCTGCGCCGTGGATTCAGGTGGCTGCTGTTTCTCGTGATCAGACACGAAACACTTTCACGTTGTTCCCAACGATGGTGTCACGCGACCTGATCGAGACTTATGGACTTGACATTCACAAGGAAATCATTCACAAGAAGAATGGTGGGCGTATTGAGGCTGTGACCTCATCCCCGAAGTCCCTTGAGGGTGGTCGTTCTCATTTTGTTATCATGAATGAGACGCAGTTTTGGTTGGAGAACAATAATGGGCATGAGATGGCCGGTGCTATTCAGGGTAACGTTGCTAAGGGACGCGGTGGTAGTTTCCGTAGGCTCTCGATTTGCAACGCGCACCGTCCTGGTGAAGAGTCAATTGCTGAGCAGGATTATGAGGCGTTCGAAAAGATTGTCGGCGGCCAGGTCAACTTCAGTAAGTTTTTCTATGACGCACTTGAAGCACCCGCCGACACCAACATGGAAGAGTACGAGTCGCTACAGAGGGGACTCACGGTAGCCCGTGGTGACTCTACGTGGTTGGACGTCCCACGTCTTATCGAAGAGATTGCCGACCCTCGCACCGTGCGCTCGGAAGCGCGCCGTAAGTACTTGAATCAAATCGTTGCTGCTGAGGACGCTTGGATCGCTCCGTGGGAGTGGGATCAGTGCGCTGTCCCGGCCATGAAGCTTCGTCCTGGTGAGCAGATTACTTTGGGGTTTGACGGTTCACGTGGTCGAGACCATACGGCTCTTTGCGCGTGCCGTGTTGAAGATGGCGCCATTTTCTTGTTGGAGGTCTGGAACCCTGAAAGTTACCCTGACAAGAAGATCCCTACAGTTGCAGTTGATAAGGCCGTCAGGCGTGCATTTGACCTGTACGATGTAGTCTCATTCCGTGCTGACGTGAAGGAATTTGAGTCGTATATCGACCAGTGGGCTGCGGACTTCCGTAAGCAACTTGTCGTGAAGGCCAGTGCTGGACATTTGATTGCTTACGATATGCGTTCGAAGGCAAAGCGCGAATTCCTGTTGGAATGTGAGCGTTTTCGTGACGCTGTTATCGAGGGCAACCTACGTCACGATGGTAATAAGATTTTGAGGCAGCACATTCTTAACGCACGTCAGCGCCCAAGCGACACGTACGACATGATCGGTATTGGTAAGGAATCGAAGGATTCACCTCGAAAGATCGATGCTGCTGTTACTGCCGTGCTTGCCTTTGGCGCGCGACAGGAATACCTAAAGACCAAGTACAACCGTAAGAAGAGCCTGGAGATTATCTGATGCCGACAGTCAAGGACTGCATTGAGCAGGCACGTGAAAATCTCGGGCGCGATCGTAACAAGCTGGCTGCCGATTCTAGGTATTATGAGGCCGACCTAACGCTTGACCGAACAGGGCACCCCCTACGTGGAGAACTGCCCAATTTGTCGGCAAGCGTAGGTTGGTCTCGCCTATACCTTGACTCGTTGGTTGAGCGTTTGTCGATCGTGGGTTTCCGCGCCCCTGGCGCCTCGGAAACTAATGATGATTTGCAGGCTTGGTGGAAGGCAAATGACCTTGACCAGGAGTCTCAGATCTCGTTCCTTGAGACATTCATTCATGGTCGCTCATTCATTTCTGTTTCCGCCCCCACCGACGAGGACATTCTTTTCGGACACCCTGCTGATGCGCCTATGATTCGTGTCGAAAGCCCGAAGAACATGTGGGTAGAGATCGATCAGAGGACGCGCCGTGTCCTATGGGCCGTCCGCTTTTACCTTGACCCTGAGTCTGAGAAGCTGGGATTGGACCAGGAACAGCAAAGTTACACTGTGTATTTGCCTGATCGCACCGTATACGCTGAGGACGCAAAGGGTGGCCGTATTCGTGTCACAGATGAAGATGTGCACGATCTCGGAATTGTCCCTATCATCCCGTCGTTGAACCGTGAGAGGATTAGCGATAGGTACGGGCGTTCGGAGATCATCCCTGAGTTGCGCTCATTGCAGGATCGTGCAACGCAGGTTGCGCAGAACATGAGCATGGCCGCTGATTTGATGGCTGTTCCTCAGCGCCTTTTGTTTGGTGTTGAGAAGGAAGCAATCACGCAGAATCAGGATCCGGCTGCGCAGTACAAGGCGTATATGGCCGGTATCTTGGCGTTCGAAGATGAGAATGCTAAGGCAACACAGTTCACCGCTGCTGAGCTGAGCAACTACACTGGCGTATTGCAGGAGCTGGCCAAGGAAGCCGCTTCGTATACAGGTCTGCCGCCACAGTACCTTTCATTCTCATCTCAGACCCCAGCATCAGCTGAGGCCATTCGCTCAGCGGAGTCACGCTTGGTGAAGAAGGCTGAGCTGAAGGGTGCGATGTTCGGCAATGTGTGGGAGCGCGTCATGGTCGTGGCTTGCCTTGTGATGCAGGGCTCTGTGCCTGATGAGGTACGCATGTGCGAGGCCATCTTGACAGACCCATCGACACCGACGTATGCTGCTAAGGCAGATGCAGCGGTGAAGTTGACAGGTGGAAAGCCTGTCATCCCGGTTCAGCAGGCGCGACGTGATATGCGTTACACTCCTGCTGAGTTGGAGCAGATGGAGTTGTGGGATGCTCAGGAGAAGACCGAGTACATCGGGGCGCTTCTTGGCACATCACCTTCGCCTACTTTCCCAATGCAGACTACGTCGGCAACAAAGGCCGTGGACCCTGAGGCAGCTCAGCGTGTACAGGCTCAGGCACAACAGCAGAGGAGTCAGAACACAAATGACAGCACAGCTTGATCCATGGGAGCTTGAGGCTCCTGCGGAAGTGGAAGTCGACGACGTGTGGGACGCTCCGTTGGGAGCAGCATGTAACCTCGGTGACACTGAGTGTGAGGCTTGTCAGTAGGGTTGACAGGTGGTTGCACGTGATGTAGAATAGATGCGAGTGGTTGGTGTAATGGTAGCACGACAGCTTCCAACCCTGTCGGCACGGGTTCGATTCCTGTACTACTTGCTTAGAAGTGACATACGGTTTACACGTCTCCCGGCTCCAAAAAGACGTGTTGGTGTCCCTGTGGTGTAACTGGCAGCACGTCAGACTCTCAATCTGGCGGTCGGGGTTCGAGTCCCCGTAGGGGTACAATTTCGTGCTTTAAGTCAACCAAGCAAAGCACGTGGTCTTGACAAACGCCTGAGTTTGCTGTAGAATCGTAGGTATGAACAGCATGGTCTTGCTCTCGTGGCTAAGCGGCTAAGGCAACACCTTGTCACGGTGGAGAACGCGGGTTCGAGTCCCGTCGGGAGCGCTTTGCTTTAGGATGGCAAACGTGGGTCTGCTGACGCTCACGTAAAAAGCACCGTTCAGGTGTGTCAGCTTCAATGGGCTATGGTGTAAACGGCGAACATCTCTGACTGTTAATCAGAGGTTCTAGGTTCGAATCCTGGTGGCTCAGCTTACGAAAGGGAAATGATGGCAAAGTTGTTTGGAATCGTTCGACCACAGGCTGTTTGGGCTGTGGTGTGGGACGGTGACAACATCGCCGAGATTAAGGATAACTTTGGCCCTGACATGGCGCCATATTTCTTCGTTAATGAAGAGAATGGCAATTTGTGTTATGGGTTGGATGTCGAGCAGTCAAATCAGTATGAGTTGGGTACATTGATCACTAACCTTGGCGGGTTGATGGGTATGTCTCAGGAGTCATGGGATATGCAGTATTCGACAGTTGACAGCGCGACTCGTTTGAAGTATGATGTAACAGAGGATGCGCAAACAGTGGCTTCGTTCACTGCTAAGCGTTCTTGATTGCGGTGTAGAGCAGCGGTAGCTCGGCAGCCTCATAAGCTGACAGGTCGGTGGTTCGAATCCACCCACCGCAACGTTCACGTTAGCTCAATGGTAGAGCACCAGGCTGTGACCCTGGAGACGCGGGATCGATACCCGTACGTGTCCCCACGTGCCTTAGCTCATCTGGTTAGAGCGTCCGTCTGATACACGGGAGGTACCAGGTTCAAGACCTGGAGGCACGACTACCCACGACGGTGGGTCTTGTAGCTAACGTGGTTGCAAGCGCTGTTAGCACCCTCAGCGACATCAAAATGGGTACAAACTCTGATAGCTCAGTGGAAGAGCACTTGGCCTACACCCAAGGTGCCGGGGGTTCGAATCCCTCTCAGAGTACGCTGACGGTGCGGGCGGTTTGTTCGTTTCTCCCCCTCCGTAGTCGAACAGATGAGAAACGATCGTATGGGGATCTAGCTCATTTCGGTAGAGCACCTGCCTTGCAAGCAGGAGGTGACGGGTTCGAAACCCGTGTTCTCCACGCTATAGCGTTGCGCGCTCGGAGGCGCGTAATTCCGTCTGGTGAAGGTCAACCTTCGCGCGAGACGTTTAACGGAGTGTGGGGCAGTTGGTAGCCTACTCGCCTTGGAAGCGAGATGTCGCTGGTTCGAGTCCAGCCATTCCGACATAGAGTATAACATACATGGACATCAACGAATACGCCGCAGCCAAGCAGGGAATCCTATCCCGCATGGTTGCGGCGTTGTTGCATGTCTTCCAGCAGTTTATGCGTGGGTACATGTCGGCACGCGATTGGGATGCGGCGATGCATGTGACCTATCGCGTTATGAAGCCGTATCGTGACCAGGCAACTGACCTTGCACGTCGTTTCTATGACGATAACAGGGCTGAACAGACCGGTGACGACACTCGGCATGACATCTTCAAGGACGACTACTTCCCTGAGACGTGGTACAGGCAGACCATGCGTCCTGTCTTTCAGCACGCTCAGCAGAATCGTACAGCTGAAGATCTCGTTGAGGAGTCAGTAGCCCGCGTTATCAAGGTTGTCGAAGATGGTGCTCGTCGTACTCTCATTCAGGGTGTGCAAAGCGACTCCTCTCAGCCCATCCGCGGCTTTGCCCGATTTGATCCACGCCCACCCACGTGCGCCTTCTGTACCATGATGATCTCACGTGGACCCGTGTATGTCAACCCCAACACTGGAGGTTGGCCATTTGACACGCAGAAGCTTGAGAAGGCATTGCTCGAAGAGAGCCCTGAACGTTTGTCAGAAATGATGAACAAGTGGCACCCTGATTGCACATGTGTCGTTGTTCCTGTTTACAAGTACGACAATTACCCTACCTTGGAGCAAGAGAAGGAAGCATTCGATATTTATGATCGTGCGCGCAAGGCTGTTGCTAAGGATTTGAAGGTAGGACAATCGAAGATTAACACACGTCTCATCCTGAACAAGATGCGCGAGCTAATTTACTCGAAGAACTTGGAACAGGATGCTACAAACCTAGGACGAAATGTAGCGTAATGTTGACATTCCGCGATCCTGGTGACCGCGCGTATTGACCCTGGAGGTTACGAATGACTGAGAAGCAGACTGAAGGCACAACCGAAAGCACACAGACGGAAACATCGAAGACGAATGCATCGGATGTGAGTCAGCTTCCCGAGTGGGCACAGAGCGAGCTATCGCGCGCCCGCAACGATGCTGCCAACTACCGTACACGCTTGCGTGAGGCTGAGGCAGCACGTGACACGCTTCAGAAGTCCTACGACGATGAGCTGACAAAGGCAAAGAATGCTGAAGCTACGTTGGAGGACACTAAGCTAACATCTTTGAAGTTCGAAGCAGCGCTTGAAGCGCTCGGTATCGATGCTTCTCCCGCAAATGCGCTTGCAGATCGTCTGCGCGGAAGTACCATCGACGAGCTTAAGACTGATGCGAAGAGTGTCACAGAAGCATTTGGTGGTTTCGGTGAAAAGCGCCGTGCCACAGATCGTTCCGCAGGACGCGGCAACGAGGATAACAAGCCTTCCACACCTGAAGAGACGTTCGGCGATTTCTTGTCGGGCAAGCTTGGGTGGGGTCAGTAATACAGTAAAGGACGCTAAATGGCTTTCCAGAATGAGGTCTCGCCGAATCGCGAAGACCGTCACCAGGGACGTCTTGCGTACTTGACCGACGACATGCTTCCTAAGGAGAACGCAGGAACCCTATGGGAGACTGCTACCGAGGGTAGTTTGGTGCTTCGTTTGGGCCGTCAGGTTCCGGTCGGGTATGGCGAGACGCTAATTGCGATGAACACGCTTGAGCCTGAGGTTGGCCAGGTTGGTGTGGGTACACGCCCACAGGACCGTGAGGGCTACCGCAAGCCAGTGAGTGGTATCGCGTGGGAGAGCACAAGCTTCGCGCCGATCAAGATGGCTACGATCGTAACTGCCTCTGAGGAGTTCGCTCGTGCTAACGTGAACGGTTTGTGGAGCAGTGTAGGGCCTCAGATGGCCCGTGCTATTTCCCGCGGTATCGATTTGGCCGTTTTCCACGGAAAGCGCCCTGACAATGGTGATTCATTGTTGGGTATCGCAAACAACCATTACATTCAGCAGAGCACGGGAAGCATCAACTACCCGACTACTACTGAGACACTTGACGTTGACCTGACAAACGCGTGGGCAACTCTTGTAAATCGTGGTTTCTCGCCGAACGCTTGGGCTATTGACGCTCGCTTCGTACCTCCGGTATTGACAGCGCGTGATGCTAACGGCAACTTGATTTTCCAGGGCCAGTTGAACTTGGCCAACCAGAGTCTTGGTACCTTGGCAGGTCTTCCTGTTGAGCAGGGCAAGGCTGTAAGTGGTGTTGTTGGTCGCGGTGAGGACAGCGGTACGCGCGCTATCCTTGGTGACTGGTCACGTTTGGTGTACGGCTACGCCGACGCCGTTCGTGTGAAGGTTACCGACACTGGTGTCATCAACTCTGCTGATGGTACTCAGGTCAACCTATGGCAGACGAACCAGGTCGCCGTGTTGATCGAGACTACCTTTGGTTGGTTGGTAGACCCAACTGCCTTTGTGCGCTTGACCGACACTGCCTCTATCGTGCCTGGAACTACGGTTCCTGCTGGTGAGTCTGGTGGGGACACAGTTCCTACTGAGACTTACCCGCTTCCGACAGAGAGCTGATCTAACGTGAATGGGGAGGGTCATCTTCGGGTGGCCCTCCCTTTCCATATCTAAGGGTAAAAAGACGTGGCGGATGTAGTGTATATCGTGAAGGAAGAGGAACGTAACGAAGAGTTGCGACACTCGCTCCGTTCACTTGATGAGAATCTCAAGCATGATCGTGTGTTCTTTGCAGGGTATAAGCCCACATGGGTTCAGAATGTGATTCATATCCCCGTAGAGCAAGTCCCGGGACAGAAGCACCCGAACTCATTGCGCAACCAAATGGCCGCGTACACTCATCCTGATATCAGCGACACTTTCTACTTGTTCAATGACGATCACTTCATCATGCAGCGATTTGATCGCATGCCAATTCTAAATTGGGGTAACCTGAACCACGCGATCGATAATTGTCGCACACTCGGTGAAGCGTTTCGTAAGAGCATGGTGACGACACGTAACATTCTCATGGAACGTGGTCTAAGCACCGTTAACTATCAATTGCACATCCCTTGTGTCATTCCCAAGGAACAGTTGGTGCAGGTGTTCACAGATTTTAAGTCTCCCGCCCCAAATGGTGCTTGGCTACACCAAGTTACTTTGGCAGGAAATATTTATAATTGGGGCGGAGAGTCATACCGAGAAGACGTGAAGGTCCACGAACTTTACGAACTACCTTCAGATCTTTCTCGACGAGACTTTTTGTCAACATCAGACCGTAGCTTCCAGTACGGCATGATTGGCGATTACATTCGCGAGCGCTTCCCTGAGAAGTGTCGCTACGAGAAGTGAGGAAACATGGCATACGCTACTCCGGCTGATGTGGAGACGCGTCTAGGCCGTGACCTAACTCCCGAAGAGGAGGCTCAGGTCACTGAGCTTCTAGAAGACGTAGAAACAATCATCAAGCTTCGCATTCCAGACTTGGACGCTAAGGTTGCCGCAGGAGACATTCCTGAGCGCCTCGTAGTCATGATCGAAGTGAACGCTGTTGTTCGTGTCCTTCGTAACCCTGATGCCTACGTTTCGGAAACTGACGGTAACTATAGTTATACACGCAGTACAGCAGGGGCTAATGGTTATTTGGAATTGTTGCCTATCGAATGGGATTGGCTGTTCGGTGGTGGCGGTATGTTCCAGATTGTCCCTGTTTCCCCTTTTGGTGATAGGGTTGAGGGAGGCGCAAGGCAGCCTGACGCCCACTACTGGTGCCCTCCAAGTTACGGGTGGACGGTGCGTGTACCGTGAGCCTTCTAGATCATGGCCGTGAAACTGTCATCGTTCATCACGAAGAGCGTTGGACATCTCCTGATGGTAACCCCATGTATCGCGCTTCATCTACAGATGTAGAAACGATCACAAATTGTGCCGTACAAGTTGCTGCACAGAGTGGTACGTCAGCTAGGCGCGCTGAGCAGGATGAAGAGGGATATGACACTGAGCAGGTGTATCGCTTTCGTCCTCCGCGCTCCTACACGCGTGAGATTGGGTTTGAGGCTAAGGTCGAGTGGCGCGGCTTGATGTGGAGTGTTATTGGGCGTGCTAAGCATTTCAATGGAAGTGATAGCACAGCACACACTGATTACACGTTGAGGCGCACATGATCGACTTGATGAAGGAGAGGGATCTGAACAAGAAGATCTCTCACATGCCTGGTGTTCGCGGTGCGGTGTACGATGTTGGCCGGGAGATTGGTTCGATTGCTGAGGCACGCCTGGCTCCTCACCGTAAGACTGGTGCGGCCCATATTGAAGTGTCACGTGGAACAGTTGATACGTTCGTGTCACTAGTTGATGAAGCGGCATTGTCAATTGAATTCGGACATTACCTTGGGTCTCAGGCGCGAGGACTAAATCGTCAATTCGTACGTGGCCTGCACTTGTTTATCGATTGGTATCATGATGGGGTGTTGTGATGGTAAGTGACATGCAGGAAATGCCTCGTGTTCAGTCCATCGTTATCCCGTTGTTGCGCACTGCCTTCCCAGATGTGCAGGTTACTTCGTGGATTCCCGTGAACACTGACCGTGAGTTCCCGATTCTGAACGTTCGACGCGCTGGTGGTTACCCTGTTAACCCTAAGCTTCTCGACCGCGGTACGGTTGAGATTACCTCGTACGGTGATGTGTGTTACGAGGACACTGAGGATCTTCTAAAGAAGGCTCAGATTGTTTTGTGGGATGCTGTTGAGAACCAAACTGTCGTACCTGGCGTTGGCTATCTGCACTCATACAGGCAGACCTTTGGAATTACACAGTTCGACTCGCCATACGACAATACATGGCGCGTTCAGAGCCTGATTCAGTTCGGGTTCCGACCACTTCCCATCTCCTAAGGAGTAAAGAAATATGCCACACGTAGATAGTGCGGTCCTTACCCCGGGAACAGGATTCATCTTCTTCGCTGCGCCTGGTACAGCGCGTCCTTCGGATGCACTGATCACCTCGTACACAGCGATGGATGATACGCACTTCCCTGGCTGGACCAGCGCAGGTCACACTTCTCGTGACGACCTCCCTCAGTTCGGCTTTGACGGCGGTGACAGCGAGGTTCAGGGTACATGGAGCAATGCGTCATTCCGTGAGGTTGTAACAGCGGCTCCGAGTGACTTCGTAACCTTCAACGCTTTGCAGTTCGATGAGCAGATCTTGTCGTACTACTACAGCGTCACTGATGCCTCACCTGGTGATGGTACAATCGAGGTCACGGACGCACCGACATCAACAATTGAGCGCGCCCTGTTGGTCGTGATCATTGATGGACCGCGCCGTGTCGCCTTCCACGCTTCGAGCGCATCGATTCGTCGTGAGGACGCAATTCAGTTGGCTACGGACTCGTTCGCTGCCTTCCCGTTGCGTGCCACTTTCTTGAAGCTTCCTGGCACACCGATTTACTCTTGGACTAAGGTTTCGGCCTTCCCTGAGAGCTGATCACTGATATATGTAGTATGCCCATAGGGACCGATACGGTCTCTGTGGGCATATTTCATTTGGAAGGTATAATGACTAAGACACAGAGCAAGAAGGTAGTTGATCTCAGCAAGTTTCAGAAGGCTGCTGAGGAACTATACGAATCATTTGAGATTCGCGTAGAGGGTGAGATCGTTCGGTTGTTCAATCCTATGCGCATTGCTCCTGAGGCACGAGACCGCGTAGTCGAACTTGCTAAGGCATTTCAGTTTGACGATGACCACGAATTCACTCCTGAGGATGTTAAGGCCATTCATCCCGTGGTTATTGAGATCATGGAGCTGGTGGGAGATGAGAATGTCTTCCGCTTGGTAGAGAGCGTTCGTAACGACTTGGTGGTGGCTATCAACGTGTTCACAGCCTACTTTGAGCATGTGAACTTGGGGGAAGCCTCGCCCTCGGAAAGCTAATCCACGAGCATCCTGAGGAGATGTTTGCGGATTTCCGAGAGTACTATGGGCTGCGCGTCACAGACGTTTTCAAGTTTGATGGCAGTCTTCCTATCGGGGAGGCTGCCATCCTTGCGCGTAACCTTCCTCACTCGTCCCGTACCGTAGCGGCTGTTCAAGGCGGCGCAGAGTACTTGGGATGGGACATGAACACATACCTCCTAGCGGCATTGGTAGAAAGCGTTCAGATCTCCAATTACATGTTCGCGAAGGTGAATAGCAAGAAGAGGGTCAAGGCACCCGTCCCTGTTCCGCGTCCGGGCGATGCAGAGCGCCGTAAGCGTGAAAACATGAACAACCCGTTCGCACAGATGGTGCAGGCACAAATGACAGAGTTGACAGTAGACGACACAGCGAAGGAGGCGTGACGTGGCTGGTGCAGGTGGTGCTGAAGTTGGTCGCGTCTCCGTACGCGTAGTTCCGGATCTTGATAACTTCCGTCAGGAGGTAGAGAAGGAACTAAAGGAAGTTGAGCGCATGGACGCTGAGGTTGACGTAACACTCAACCTTGATAAGTTCAAGGCGCAGGTGGAGGAAGTAAAGGCTTCCTTGAAGTCGATTGGGGACGAAGAGGTTAATGTCCACATCGACAAGACCGGTGGTATTTCTACACTGGGCCAGGATGTTAAGAAGGCCGGTGATGAGATCGGTAAGGCCGCCAAGAAGCTGAAGGATCTTGGCGATGATAGTGATAGCACAGGGCGTCGTGTATCACGTCTATCTTCATTCTTCGCAGAGCTTGGTGGTTTCGCACAGCGTGCGGCCGGACAATTGGCCGATTTGGGCTCGAAGATGGGATCCGAGCTGGCTAATGGCGCTAGGCAGTTTGGTAGCTCAATCACAGCATTGATCGTTCAGTTGACGATCTGGGTTCCTTTGTTGATGCTTGCTGCTGGTGCTATCACATACTTGGTCGGTATCATTGCCGCCGCGCTTGGCGGATTGCCTGCTCTTATCATCGGAGTTGCCGCACCAATTGCCGCATTGGTTCTAGGCTTTGAAGGTTTGAAGAAGGCGTTCGCGCCACTTAGCAGTGAGTTCGCGAAGCTAAAGACACGCCTAGCAGACACATTTGAGAAGGGCTTGAAGCCTGCTGTACAGTCCTTGAAGACCCTTATGCCTGTTCTTTCTGATGGATTGAATCAGGCTGCTGAGGCTACGAGCAACTTCATCAATGAGATTGCGAAGACGCTCACTGCCAAGGAGAATATCGAAAATCTGAAGATCGCCCTTGGTGGTGTGAAGGATTTCTTGGGTCAGTTGCAGCCTGGTGTTTCGGCATTCATCACTTCATTCTTGAAGGCATCAGCAGTAACAGATGCTATGAAGATTTTGGGACAGACGCTCAGTGATGTCCTAACCAAGTTTAAGGGTTTCTTTGATCAGAGCGTCGCCGATGGTTCGTTGGCCAAGGGACTTGAAAACTTGCGCGGAACTTTGGTGTCGTTGACAGGTCTGTTGTCAGCCTTGCTTCGTAATTCATTGAAGTTCTTCAACGGTGCCGCTCCGGGCATGAATAAGTTCTTCGATTCACTTTCGTCGTTCTTCCTGTCGATTGATTGGGAGAGGCTTGGTAAGGCGTTCGGTACAATCTTTGAGCGCTTGGGTGATGCTATTTCTAAGATCCCACCGCAGACAATTGATAGTATCACACAGTCATTTGTAGATTTTGCCGATGCTGTTGGTGACTTGCTTGATGGCAAGAGTTTTGATGTTTTGATTGGTGCCTTCCAGCTGGTAATTGACACAGTGACAGGTGTCATTCATGTGTTTGATGGTCTTCTGGAGACGATTGCTCACGTAGGCGATTTCATCGCAGGTATTCCTGACTGGTTCAGTGAGATGAACGCTAAGGGTCAGGAGCTTGTTGATGGATTGCAGCAGGGCGCCGTTGAGAAGCTCGCTGTATTCATGACATGGCTGGGCGAGATCCCTGGTAAGGTTAAGGCTTTCTTCTCTGATGCCGGAACATGGATCAGGGATAAGGGCGAGGCTATTATCAATGGTATTCGCGATGGAGCGCAGACTGCGTTCGCTAATGTCGTAGCATTCTTCCAGAGCATTCCTGGGCGCATCAAGAACTTCTTCGTTGGCGCTGGAAGTTGGCTTCTGGAAACAGGCCGTAACATTATCAATGGGCTGGGCCAGGGCATTTCGGGCGCTTGGCTCGTTGTGCAAATGACAGTTATCAGCATCAAGAACCGCATTATTGCGTTGTTCTTTGGTGCTGGCTCGTGGTTGATTGGTGCGGGTCGTGAAATCATCAGTGGTTTGGTTTCAGGTATCCGATCAGCGATTCCAGGTATTATCAGTACTTTGGGATCGATCACACGATTGATTCCTTCGTGGAAGGGACCGCCTTCTACAGACGCTAAGCTATTGGTCAAGAATGGTCAGTTGATCATGCAGTCCTTGATCGATGGCTTGAAGGATGGATATGGGGATGTTCAGAAGACTCTTGATGTCATGACAACGGACATTGGGAATACTTTCACAAGCCCCACACTGCATGGTGAGATCACTACGAGCGGGCAGGACATTGCCGCCGTAGGTACATCACAGCTAGAGATTGCCGGTAGCGTAGACAATGGTCTCAGTGACGCTGTTGCGACCGCCTTGAGTGGTTGGGCAGTGCAGATTGATGAGACAGGAATTGCGCGCCTGGTGAACAAGGGACAGCAGAAGTTGGGTAGGCGAGGATAATGCCATTTGACTCTAAGACATGGTACTTGGGATGGTTGGGCGATATGCGCGCCTTCCCCATTACCCCGGAGACAAATTTTCAGATGACTGAGGAGCGCTTCGGTGGCGTTCATCAGTCTCTGAGTGGTGCTCGCACTATCGACAGTACAGGGTTTCGTCAGACGTTCGACTTTGATTTCAAGTATTTGACCGATGCTGAGTACGAGTTTCTACGTGCGTGTTACTTGGGTCACATCTCGGAGTCATTGTTCCTGCGAAACCCCATGCGAAAGAACTTGTTGTCTGAGCAGAGCAGCAAGGCATACGTAACCAATGCTGATGATCTTGGTATTTACATTGGTAGTTTCGGTAATACTGTAGACAGTGTGCGAGACTTCCCTTCCGGGATCACCACACCTGGAACACAGGTGCCGCGCGTTATCAGTATTTCCTCAGGACCACAATACTACACCTTGGATGGTCTGCGCGGGTTTATTCCTGTGAATGTCACTGAGCCTGTGACATTCAGTATCTACCTGCGTACAACAAGCGGTAGTGCTTCGGCGTCAGTTTATATGGATGCCTTGGATAAGTATGGTGTGGCCATTCCTGGTGCTGGTGCCAGTGTGGCCGCATCAGTAACCACATCATGGCAAAGGTTCTCGGTGACCGTCACGCCCGTTGCGGGAGTCGCGTGTGTACGTGCATCGGTATCGCTGACAACTCCAGGAACATATAACCTGTGCATGGCGGCCCCTCAGGTTGAATATGGAAATGTTGCCACTGCATTTAGTATAGGAGGAGGATGGCAGAAGGTAGTAATTGACCAAATCAAGAGTGAAAGCCCACGCTATCCTCTTCAGAATGTTTCAGTCACGATCTTGGAGGCATAACACATGCAGACTCAGGGAGGAGCGAACGCTGAGGCCGCTATTCTCGCGGAGAGGCGCTCGTTCCGTGTACGCCTGCGCGTTGACTGGAACAACAATGGACTTTACGATCACACACTCAGCGACATTTCCAAGTATGTTGAAGACATCTCTACTGATCGCGCCCTGAAGGGCTCCCTCCCCTCAGAAATTGTATTGGTTGAGGGAAGCGCTGCTGCTCAACTAAGCGTCGGTCTTGGTGGTGACTACGGTGACCTGTCCATGACATCTGTGTTCTCCCCGTATAACGGTCTATCGCCGTTGTACACTAAGGACGTGATCGGTAGCGAGATCAAGTATGAATTGGGCGTTGACACAGTTCTGGGCACAGTTTGGTATCCTCAGTTCATCGGTAACATTTCTACGGTCACACCACAGCGCGCCGGTAACACTGTAGATTTGACGGCGTTGGATCGCGTAGAGAAGCTTCGTGTCCCTGTGCGCACAGCTCAGTGGGCTATTTCGGATTATTGGGGAAACCGAGGCTTGCGCCGAGGTCAGTTGTATGACACACAGAATGTCATTCAGATGTGCCTTCAGCAGTGTGACACATCGGCATCCCCAAGGCGCCCCGTGACACGATCTGAGTGGACATCAGTTTTGGGTACCCAGGGATATAAGACTGCGTTCATCTCAGGCGCTAATGGGCATTTGCCTACTATTGGATGGTGGGATAACGCTGGCGCTGTTCCCATTGCCAACGTTGAGAGCGGCGTAGTCAATTACTATAAGAATGGGCCTGTTCACCCTCTGTCACCAGAGCCTACAAACAAGCCGTATAGTTTCGCTGCTTTCGGGTCTAACCCCGATAACATCTATCAGAAGTATTGGATCACTGATAGGTTTGAAACATCTCTGAACGGTGCGACATCTGTTGCATTTACCATGAACGTAGATCCAGCATTCACTAATGGTACGTGGCATGTGACAGCTCCTGACACCGTAATCATGGTAATTCGTGTCGGTGAGAAGCGACGCGTGGACATCTTGGTTGGAAGCAATCAGATGTGGATTAGGTTTGTCAATGAGAACAATGGATTTTCGAACACAACACCTAAGCTGACAATCCCTGCGGGCAATAACATTGAGGTGTTCGCTCAGGTCGACACTAGTGCAGCATCCGGCACACGCGGATACATGCGCGTTGGGTCTAACTCTCATCCAGGATGGCAGTACATTTCCAATGGATGGGATGGGGTAAATAATTATGACCCACTCGTGGGGCTAATCCAAATTCAGCGAAACATCTCACTGAGCGATATCGCTTACACCTTTGACTTTAAGTCTTCGCGTCCGGCGGGGTATGAGGGTACTACGTGGCGCTCAGCAACGTACCCTGCCGTATTGGACGCAGGAATTAACACATTCTCATTCATTCCTCAAAGCCTTACAGGTAAGGATGCTTGGGATGTCATCACTAGCGTTGCAGGTGCGGAGTTTGGTTCTGTGTTCTGGGATGAGAGTGGCTGCTTCCACTTCTGGAATTACAACACAATCAAGTCCAAGCAGAACACTGTAGTACGTTCACTTAACGTGGATCACATCAATGATTTGAACATCACAAATTCATTGGACAGTGTACGAAACTCGTACTCTGTCAAGGTCAAGAAGCGTCAGAGCGCTAACAATATAAATGTTTACAATAGTGGTTCTGTGGATCAGTTTTACGTTGGCCCAGGACCGCAGATTGCATACTTTGATGTGCAGGTAGACAACATCCAATTTATGGAGCCGCGATTCTTGCAGAGGTGCACTAAGCACACATCAGGTACAGCGTTCACAAACTTCCCTCAGTGGGATGAGTGGTCGACGCATGCGTTTGTGTATCAGGCACTCTTCGGGGATGGATGGCGTGAGCCTAACAACTTGAACAGTTTGGACGTTTCAGCTTGGTATACACGCGATGGAATTATGCGTGTTCGTGTGTACAACCCTTGGTCTGAACCAGCTCGACTTGCGGTATCAAACCAAGCAACAGTTGGAAATGCTAGCTCGACGCCTGCATGCGCTATCGCGGGAACATTGATCAATGATCAGTCAACATTTGGTATCACGACAAGTGACAATGCTTCTGTGACAAAGTATGGTCAGAGGAATTATGAAGCGTCGGGAGATTGGTATCAGGAGTATTACAACGACAAGGGACTGATGAACGTCCTATTGCCGCGTACTGCTAAGCCAATTCCGACAACGGACAATATCATTATTGCTGGCGACCCTCGTCTACAGCTTGGTGATACGGTCACGCTGGATGATAAGGATGGTTTGGGGACAGATCTTCGTGCTCAGATCACAGGTATTAATAGGAAGTTCTCAAAGCGCGATGGTCTCACTGACACATTGACTGTCGAATTGCTTCGTCCTGCTGGACAGGGAATTTGGGATTCGTCTCAGTATGGACGCTGGGACCAGAGCTTGATTTGGAACTGATGACATGGCTATTGTGAGTATGACACCGGCCGTCGCGGGTAACGTTGCCCTGGCGGCTGAGTACAATAAGCTGATCACTAACATCACCGATCTTGATTCGCGTACAACGGCTGTTGAGGCGGCTGTTGGTGGCGGTACAGGGGAGGTGCCCCGTAAGGGTGGTGAGTGGTCGTTTGGTGCCAGCACTCAGAGTGTTGGTGCCGCTAACACATTGCTGACCGCATGGTCTGCTGTAGGAACTCCTAGCGGTGTCTCTCACAGTGCCGGAGTGTTTACGGTAACTGAAGCAGGATTGTATACAATCGCTGCATCATACCGTGCCGGTGGTA